GGATGGACTTTTACGGAGAAATAATATGTCAAATTACGAAGCAACAAAATACGATTTTACTGGAGCAAACCTTACAGATATCGAAGGAATTCCTACGGCTACTATTGTGCCGTGGTCTACATCTTCAGTGCCAACAGGATTTTTAGAATGTAATGGTGCAGCTGTATCAAGATCTACTTTTGCTACATTATTTGCAGCGATAGGAACTACTTATGGCGCAGGTGATGGTTCATCTACATTTAATGTACCTGATTTACAAAACAAAGTAGCTTTAAGTAAATCTAATAACAAAGCTTTAGCCTCTACAGGTGGAGCTGATACTGTGGCTTCAACTGGAAACATTGGTGGTACTACAGCTAATGCTAGTTTATCAGAAGCACAACTTGCTTCTCACTCACACAACATAGGTGTTCGTCACAACCACAGTAACGTCCCTAGAATTTTAGCAAACTTTGGAAATGATGGTAGATATTTTGGTCAATCACCAACAGGAGATACAGGTTCAGGTAGTGCTCACCAACACAACATGAGTGCTAACTTTACAGGTGATGCAACTTCTGTTGTGCAACCATATTTAACAGTAATTTATATTATAAAAACATAGGAGAAAAAATGGCAGCTAAAGGAAAATGGGCAATAATATTTGATGATAAAAAAATTATTAAAAATTACGACGAGGGAGCTGACGTCGGAATTGGATATAAAATTTTAGATGACGATGCTTTTTGGAATGACGCTAAATTTTCAAATATTTGGGCTCTTCAATATGGAACATCTGTTTCTACAGATGAAGTAGAGTACAGAGATGAAACTCCACATACAACTTACGCTGATGCTAATCTTGGAGATATAAGTCAGTTTTCTGCAAAATGGGATGCTAAATATTTAGGAGAGCTTCAAGCTAATTGGGATGATGACGTAAGAGACGAGTCAGAAAAAGGCCCAAGACCTACTTCTTATACATCTAACGCAGTATAATCCTCTATAAATAAAGTAGAAGTATATCTTTTTAAACCTGGAGTATTACTTGCATGTTGTGAGTGAACATGTTTTGACGGAAACATTATAGCTCTATTTTCTCTAAAACCAACGTGTGTGTCTAAAACACAATTATCGATAGGGCCATGATAAAAAACAGTTCCGTTAGTCACAGCAGTTGGACCGGATATCATAATTAATACATTTAACAAAGCGAGATCTTCATGTGGTTTAAAGTGATCTAAATTTCTGTGATCAATACCTGAGTTATCTTCTATTTTGTTAATCTTTATATTAAATTTTAATTCTGCTTGTTTTATAAAAAGTTCTTTTAACTTAGGTTCATGTTTAAGTTCCCATCTATCTCCGTAATGATTTTCTTTATTTTTTTCTGTGGTATTATCAAAATATCTAGGTGTGTAAAAAGCTTTGTTCAATGTAAAATCTTGAACCATTTTTAAATCTTTTTCATTAAAAAAATTATCTACAATTTTAATCATATTATCGCAATAACAACCAAGAAGTAAGTATGTATTTTTCTCCCGACAATGGAGAGTTGCCTCTATGAACATATGGAAAAGCAGCAGGCCATATAACTATTCTACCTGTTTTAGGTTTTACTCTTTTTGAAAAATGTAAGAACTCTGTTTCTCCACCTTCTTCTACATCATTCAGATATACAGAAAAAACAAAAGCCCTACATTCATTTTCAAAACCTCTATTATGTTCTAAATGCCAAACATGATATCCCTCTGTAGGTAAAGTCTTTTGTATTTTTAAAGTGGTAAATTTAAAATCAGATATTCCGTAGGAATCTGCAGCTCCAACATTTTTTTCATAATGTTTCCAAGCTAAATCAAAATTTACCATAAGAGGTTTTAACTCCTCCCACCATACGTTTATATTGTCTGGTGCTGCAAAGTATTGTTGATCTTGTTTTTGTAATATGGGCGATTGCTCAAAAGCAAGTCTATTTATTGTATTATTAAATTTATTTTGAGACTCATATAATTGAATGGCTCTATTACATTCTTGTGGAAGAATATAATTATCATACACTCCAATAAAATTTTCTATGTTGACTGTTTTTTCTTTCATAATTCTAGTGTAAACTTATATTGTTTATTTACATTGTTTTCAAATAAATTCAATCTTTCTTTTTGTATTTCTATAAAGGGTTGCATTAATTTAGGAAACACTTTATTAATATCTTCTTTCATGGCTTGAATGGTTTTATTGGTTAAATCTTCCATATTTAAAATTCTAAATTTATGTTTTTTACATTTATCTAAAAATATGAAAAAAGCCTCATCTATCCAAATATCTGTAATTAATAACTTACCATTTGTTTTTAATATTTTTTTTATATTTTTATAAAAACTATCTTGATCATAAAAGAAATGCATAGAACAATTAGATATTATGAAATCAAATGAATTATCTTTTATTTTAGTATTATGAAAATTATCTACAATATAATTACATTGTTTATAGTTAGCGTTTGCATATTCAATAAAAGCAGGTTCTATATCACACCCTGTTACAGTAGATTCCTTAAAATATTTTTTTATAACATGTGCTCCACGTCCCCAACCACATCCTAAATCTAATACAGAATCATTTTTAACTTTTATGTTTTTAAATAAATTTAAATAAGTAGTCACTTGGTTAGGAAAATCTTTGTCACTATCTTCTAATTTAATTTCATTATCGACAAGTCCATGATTTTGTAAAGGATACCAATTATTGTTTTTTACATACAATTCAAAAAACTCTTTATCTGATAAATTAGGTTTCATTTTTTAATATCTATTATTTTTATATTACCAGCTATTGTTTCTCCACTTGAGTTTGGTTTTACCCAATGTTCTAAATATGAAGGAAACATTATTATATCGTTTTGTTTTAATTTAGGCGCATAGTCTTTATCAAAGATTTTACTTTCATACATTTCTAATAAGTTTCTTACAGGTGAATTAAAAACAGTATAGGATTTTTTAGTATTATAATAAATTATAAAAGAAAAATCTGAGGGGTGTACATGAGTTCCTTGATAGTCTTTTTCTTTATACTTATTTACCCACAATCCATGCATTTTAAAAACAAATGTTTTACAAATAGGTTTTAATAAATGAGATAACAAATCAGTTAATTGTATGTTTAAATAATTCATACAATCTTTAGTAAGTAATGTTCCTGTTTCTAGTGTTGTATTTAAATCAGACTCAAAAGTTTTTTTAAATTTATTCGTATTAATTTTTATTTTTTTAGAATCTAAAGTTTTAGTAGCTATTAGATTTGGAAAGACATTGATAATATTTACTGAAGCCATGCAACAATACTATATCTAGTACCTTCTGTTATTGGTTCTATGCCATGAGGATACATAAAATTACTGGGAAAAAATACAATAGAACCTTTTTTTAATTTACATCTTTTAATCTCAAATTTTTTTTGATCACAAAATACTAAACTACCTCCTTTATACTCATCGTTTAAATTTATGATAACACTTATTGATCGACCATAGTCAGTGTAGTTGTCTACATGATACTCGTACTTTCCACCTATTTCATATTTTAATAAATCTATCTGATTTATTTTATTACTTACAATAAAAGGAAATTTAATTTTATAGTAAACATATAATCTTTCTATTTCTTTTTTAATTTTATCAAAAGGATTTTTATTAGGACCTAAAGAATATCCTAAAACATTTCTTTCATTTTTGTCTACATAGTGATGAACAGAAAGATTTTCTAATTTAAATTGTTTGTACGAGTCAATTATTTCATCACAAAAATCATGACTAATTAAATTATCTATTTGAACTATTGCTTCTAAGTGGTCCACTTAAAATATTTTTCCGTTCTGCCATTTCCATAAATGAGGAGAGTTTAATATTTCTCTATATACATAGTAGTCTACCTCTAAATATTTAACGACCTCATCTTTTTCTATACCCATTTCTTCTCTATCCTTACTTACATTAAGTCTTTCCGTTTTACCAAAATGCATTTTTAAAAAAGTAGAAAGATCTTTTAATTCTACATACCAGTCTATGTTAGTATTCATTATATATGGTATCTGTGAGGCTGAATGATTAACGTGTCCATTTTTTCTTGTAAGAAGATTAATACGAAAATTATGTAGTGAAGAATAATCTATATCTTTGGTTTCTAAATTGTGAAGTTTTAAATCATATTTTACACCAGAAACAAATCTAGAATAGGGATCTCTTATTACAGTCCATCTAATTTTATTTAAATTTACCTCGTCTGTAACTTTTGGATTTAAATGTTTTATGGATTCTATTACACTACAAGAACCATTTTTATGTATTGGTAAATATTGAAACTTATCTGTTTCGTAAAACTCTATATTTTGAAATATCATTTTGTGTACCACGCTGGTAAAGTATATCTTTTTCCTTCTGTTATTTCTAAAACCTCGTGACGATTTTTTATATCACCCTTAAAAAAAATACAAGAATTTTTCTCTAATTTAAATTTTTGACCATCTTCAAAAAGTAATTCACCTCCTCCATAATCATCGTTTAAATATATAATTGATCCATAATTTATATCTTGATCTGCATCACAGTGAATAGGATGACTCCATCCTTTAGTTCTCCTAACAATTGAAGCTTCATCCCAATTTACTTGTTTAGTATTAAATATTTGATCTACAAAAAAATTACTTTTTAATTGGTAGTATTGCATTAAAGTTTGCACCGTGTGGTTCTTAACAAATCTAAGATATAAAGTGCTGTTTTTATGATGATCAAAAATGTTATCACACAAATGACTATTTTGGTCAAAATATAATTTTAAAAAATTTGAATCTATGTCATTAATATAGTTTTTAATAGTAAACCTGTCTGGGTGATGTTGTTCTATCATTTTATATTTCTAACATTATGTTTAGAGAAAATCTATTTGGATTGGTCTTTGGGGCTATGCCTCTATGATATATTTTACTTGGAAATAAAATTGCCTGTGATTCTATTGATTTGTAAAATTTTACCTGATTATCAATTTTAAATTCTGTGCCACCATCACTATCGTGTAAATTATATATTATAGAAAACCTATTATCTTCATGGTTATCCATATGAAACTGCATAATACTTCCTGGATGATACCAATTCCAGTATATTCTATTTATCTTTTTAAATTTCATAAAAGAATTTTTTTCAACCATATCAAAAACAATTTGAGCATAAGTGTTTAAAATATCGTTGCTATAGTATTGACCCTCTTCTTTAAAAGTAACTGTTAGAAGACCAGCATCTTTTTGATCTTTGCTCATAAAATTATTTTCATCAAATCCAAAATACCATCCTTTAGAAGAGCATAGATTATTGATAATATTTAAATTGGTATTTTTAGGGATATTTGTATCAATTTTGGTTAACATAGTATATTGTTTTCTGACTTTCATTCATATAAAAATTATTATATAAAGCCATTATATGCTACAAAAGATAGGATTTCAACCCGGTATTAATAAACAGATTACTCCCACAGGAGCTGAGGGTCAGTGGGTAGATTGTGATAACGTGCGTTTTAGATACGGTATACCAGAAAAAATAGGGGGTTGGAAACAGCTAGGAGCCCTTAATTCTAACGAATTAACAGGTGCTGGTAGAGGGCT